CCCGACTTGCTCACCGGCTCCCCATCGTCGCCGCAGCCGCTGCCGGAGCAATCAGGGCACTGCCCGACATCGGTTTCCAGGTAGGGGTCGTCGTGCTGCGGGTCGTGGCGGAATAGCCGGCCCTCGATGCAGCGGAGGTCGCCTTTAGCCATTGTCGTCGGCCTTTCGGTTGTCGTGAGCGAAGCGAAGGGAAAGGGTTCCGCGCAGATTGTTATCGAAAGCCGCCGTCACTTCCTTTGCCCAATCGAGAACCGCGCCAATTGGTGCGTCCTCATCGAACAAGCCGACTTCCTGCCACGTCGTGCCGATGCTTTCGTTGCCCTCGGCGCGATCCATGATCGCTGCCACAATGCGCTTAGCCATTGGTCGCCTCCCCCGAGGCGGGAGCAAGGGCGGCGCTGATGCGCGCGAGCATTGCGATCTTTGTGTCAAACCCGCGCGGAGTATTCGGCTCCCAATAGATCAGGCCCCGGTCGCGGACCTCTTCCAGCAATTCCCGCAGCTTCGTGTTCTCCCCCTTGCACTCGGCATGGGCGGCGGGCTGTTCCTTGTGAGAGGTCATGGCGCGCTGTCCTTATTCACGGCGACCATTTCCATCGGAGCGCCGAAGTCGTAGTGGTATCCGTTGGATCGCCGGCCGCACCACGTCAGGTAGTTGGTGCCGTCGATCCTAGTGAGATGTATGTGGTCCATGCCGCGAGCCGGGCCGCCCGCAAAACGGGCCGACTTGACGACAGGGTTGTTGAGGAGTGCCGTCAGGCCCTGTCCATTGCTTCCTGTGGAAGCTCTGCTGGCCGCGCGGAACGCCGCCTTATCAGCCAGAACGACGGTGCAGTTGTCCGGTGACAGGATAGGGGATGTGTGAGAGGTCATGACTACTTCTCCGGGATGGCGCGGATGGCGGCGAGGATCGAGCGGAGGTCGCTGTCGATCTCACCAAACCGGGCTTGGCTGACCACTCTCGCCGCCTTTTTTCGCATGGAGCGACGGCCGGCGGCATAGGACGTGGAAAGAGACCTAATTGCTTCGCGGACCAACCGGCTGTCGTGCAGTGTGAGAGAGGGCGATTTACGCTCAATGGCATTAGCAAGTTCCGTGAGCCGCAGCTCTAGATTCGCCCGCTCCGAGTTCTCGCCCGGAGCGGGCGTGGCTACATGCGGCCGGTCGGCCTTGGCAGCATTCAGTCCATCGACGATAGCTATCGCGTGATTGATCCGCAGATTGCCGACGAGCTTTCCATCGGGCGTATAAACGTTCGCGTAGTTCTCTTCGCCGTCTGGGCCGTAGTTGATCAAATAGCGCCAGGGCATCGCCCGCTCCGTACCGGCGGCAGCCTTTTCCGCTAAACCCTTGAAGTAAAGGGCGCTAACTGGCCCCAGCTTAGGCGTCTCGTTGGCCTTTAGCTGTGCCAGCTCCGTAAGCCTCGCATCTACCCAATCGACCATGTTCTCCCCGCCCAGGCAGCCGTGCCGGCCGACGACCTCGTTTAAACGCTCCACGACGCTCTTCATTGTCCTCTCCTCCGGGCCGTCTCCTGGGCCCCGTGCCTGGGATATTCCTTGCTCCGCGCGAAGGCAGGGGCATAGCCATCAGGCCGTACACCATCCCAGGTGCTCTTGAGCACCTTGAGTAAGGCGTTGCGCCAATAGCCCCGATAGCTATAGGCTGGTCTCGCTCTCACTTGCCTGTCTCCTTTTCGATCTGGACGAGCCACTTCTCCATCTCCTCGCGGATGGCCCGCGCGGCGTTGTCCAAGGCGTACCACTGCGCCGTGTACTGCTGGGCCCGGTCGCGGAGCCGGAGCACTTGAAGCTCGCCCATCACCGCGCCTGCCCGGAAGTCCGAAACCCGCCGGCCCATCAGCCCGGGTCCTTGTCCAGGTCTACGCCGGCCCGGCGGCAGTATTCCAGGGCCCGCTCCGCCCGCTGCACGGCCTGCCGCGTCTTGGGGCCAATGATGCCACCAGCGTCAGCCATGCCGAGGGCCTTCTGGATCAGGGTAACTTCCCCAAGCACGGTCAGCCGCGCCGAATACGAGTGGGCCCCCAACGGGTTCACAATCCGAGCCCACGGCACCCATTCGCTACCCGCCTTATACTCATACGGCACCGGGGGCGCCGGCCGGGTCTCATATGCACTTTTCATCGCGCTCTCCTTTCGCGTGTTTAAACAAGGAAGGCCGGACCCTTCTGTATGGCCCCGGTTCTACGGCAGCGGGCCCGGCCAAGCTCTCAGCTCAGGACGCGACCGCGCCCAGGGTCGCTATAGCCCGGCGTCGGCACCCGCTCCACATAGGGGCCGCCATCGTCGCGCTCCTCGGGCACGATCAGGCCGGAACGGATCAGGTCCTCGACCGTAATCCGGCGCGTCTGGGGAGCCGCACGCGGCTGCTGAGGGGGCGGCGGGGGCGGAGGCTTCGGAGCGGCCTCGGCGGCGTCATAGGTCTCGCCAATCACGGCCACGTTGCGCGGGTTGATCGCGAGACGGGCCGGCTGGCCCACGAGGTTGAGCACCTGAACCTCGACAAAGGTCTGGGCCAGGGACGCCTCGTTAAACGCGGCGATCAGGTCGGCGCGGTCACCGAGCACCTTGAAGGCGAAGGCCTTCCCGGTATCCATGAACGCGGTCACGAGAACGTCCGTGATAAGCTGCTTCGGAGCAGCCTTCTCCGTCACCTTGCGCGGGGCGGCTTTCTTACGCGGCATTGTCATCTCCTTCTAGGTTGGGTTCATCGTCGGCATCCACGCCTGCGCGCTTCGCCTTTTTCTTGTCCTGGGCCGTCAGAAAGAGGGCCCGCTCGTGCCTCTGGGCAAGCACCATCTGGCGGAAGTCGTCCTCCGTCATGGTGTGCGGGTTCCGCCGCATAAACTCGTCTACGGTCGGCTGCTTCGCAATCTCGTCCAGAAGCTCATTCGCCTCGCTCATGTTACTGCCCTCATAAAGGTGGCCCGAAGCTCAGCCGCCTTGCGGCGGAAGTCATCCGCCATCTTGCGGTTCGCCTCTACTTGATGCGTGCTCCAGCCGCCGTCAAGGCTATGCTGCGCCCATCCGTCGAGCTTGTCGGCCTGCTCCAGGAGCCAGAAATAGAGGCCCCTCATGCGAGGGCCCCTTTCAGCCGCCGGCTGGAGCGGGTCACGATGTACTCGTAATAGTCGTCCCGCACCTTGCGTTGCGTGAGGTAGATCAGCCCGGCCTGGGCATACTTGTAGAGGTCTGCCGCCAGCGTATTGACGGGCTTATGCAGCTCGCGGTCACGCGCCAGGAAGCCGGTATGGTAGACGTAGCTCTGCCCGCTATACATGCGCGAGATTACGTCATAGGCGTTATTCACATATTCCCTTGGCATGGGTCTTTCCTTCACTCTCCTATGTGGGCCGGGCCCTCAGCTTACCCAAGGGCCCGCGCTTCACAATCGCGTTACCCGTCCAAGCCCTCCAGGAAGTCGCCAGGGGCCCGGATCAGGGCCAGCGAGCACTCGCCCACCTGGAGCGCCAGGAGGAGCACACTGCGATCCGCCGGCCGAATGAAGGCCGTTACCTTGTCCACCTTGTCGAGGTCGAACGGCGTATTGATGCCGGCGGCGCGGAGCTTGGCAATGACCGAGCCGGGCAGGACGCTGACCGTCAGGTTGTGCTCGCCGTGCTTGGCCCCCAGCTCCTCCCAATGGGCCTTGATGACGCTGATCTGGGCCCCTTCCCGGCCCAGGGCGGAGCACTGCCCTTCTTGCTCGCCTTGCCCCGCTTGAGCCGCTTGCGCGCCTTGCCCCAGCCCAAACGCCAGGGCAGCCAGCGCGGCGAATGTGATAAGCCTCTTCATGCTACGTTCTCCTTGTTTAAACGCGCCGCGTCTGCTACGATAGCGGCTATGAGTGCCCTTTCCGAACTCCGCGCCCACATGCGCGAAGCTCTCAGCTCGCCCGATCCCGCCAGGGCTCTACGGGAGCGGTACGCTATAAGCGAAGAGATGGCCGAGCGCATGGCCCGGCCCCTCGCCTCACCGGTCAATGATCATCCGGCACAATGCCGCGAAGGTACGCGGCTGTAGCCGCGTCACTCGCTGATACGTAGCCGGGATCATCATCATCATCGTCAGCCGGACCCACTTGGGACCAGCCGGGAAGGCTGGCCTGTTTCCCTCCTCTGGCGGCTGTCGAAAGCGCCGGGGCTGCCGTGTGGACATGCTGGGCATGGGCATGGGTATGGCCCCCCTGTCGCGGGTCACGCCACGCATCGGCCGGCTGGATGGCCGACATATCTTGCCCGGTGACCTGCCCGATGTAGGCAATCTGCGAGCGGCTTTCAACCACGTTTTCGCAGTAGTTTTCCCGCAGCCACGCCACCGTATTCCTGGGCCCATCCCAATCCAACCCGTCCAAGGCGGCGAAGGCGAGCAAGATGGCTAAGGCGGTCCCTGTTCTGCCGTGCCCGCCGTCACAGTAGATTGCCACCTTCTTGCCCTCGCCCAGGCGCTTCAGCTCATCGTAGAGGGCCAGCCAGAACGGCTTCCCCAGCGTGTAGGGTATGCTGTAGTCTACCCACTCAATGACGAGCGTAGGGGGAGGCATGGCGATGCCTTTCAGCCGGTTATAGTCGATGGCCGTATCAACGTCCAAGGAGCCGTTGATCGGGGTTTCCATGAGCCGCTGATCCGCATGGCCCAGGCCGATGAGGAGGTCGAAGGCCTTCGCCCCGTTTGCGGCGAGCCGGCTCTCAATCCCTGTCTGCCGGCCGCCCCAGATTACGGGCCCGCCCGGTATCTTGAACACCGGGCTGGTAATGTGGCACAGGCCTCCGTTAAGGCCCGCCGTGCCGCCGGTCATGCTCTTGCCCTGGAATACTTGCGCAGACTGCTGCGCGCTCTTCCAAGGCTTGTTTTTCTTTGCCATTGTACTTTCCTAACCTTTCGCTGTTACAGGATGCGGCTGTCGAACGTCGCGCCATGCTCGCGATAATCATCGAGCGTGGTGCGAAGCACGATATCGCCGCAGAAGGCATTCATAAACCCGCAGCCGGGCCACTGCGAGATGGCCGTCAGATGGTTGGCTTGCAGCCCCCACTTGTTAAAGATGCAGCCGCCATTGTGCTCCTGATTGATCAGGTCGTTCGCCGCGCTGACGGCGTTCCCAAGCCACGTCCGGCCGCCGCCGAAGCTATCGGCATCCTGCCCCACCATGCGGAGGCACTGGCCGAGCTTGATAGCAGCCTTGGCACAATCGGCCCACTTCCGGCCGCCGAAGGCGGTACGGCCCCACGGCAACGCGAAGTCTAACTGCGCCATGGCCAGGGCCCGCATGAGCGGATTGAGCTTGCCGCCCAAGGCCCGCTTGTAGATGTAGTCTCGGTCGGTCCCGTGAACGTCATAATCCTCATCGTCCTCGAAACCCGTCATGCCCGAAGCCCATTCGCTGGCGGCGAAGAGCGGCTTTCCGCCGGGACCCTTGCTTCTGAAATAGCGGGCCTCGCCCAAGCAAGCCGCCGCCGCATAGCGGAAGAGGTCCACAAGCGCATTGGCCAGAAGCTCCTGGAGATGCTCGTGCTTCCCGCCCCAGGTGCCATAGCTCTGGATCGTGGAGACGGCCGAGACCAGCCGATTGTAGCCGTGCTGGTTCTGCCACAGCGGGCGTTTAAACAACTCGCTGATACGCCGCGCCACGGCTACCCGGGCGTCATATTCGAAGCGCGGCGACTTGCCGAACTCCTTCACCGTCAGCCACGTCTGTTCCCGACTAGTCGGGCCGGTGTAAACCGTGATCCCGCTGGCGATTGCGTGTACGGCATAGTGAGATGCCAGGGCCCCGCCGGGCAGCCACACGACGAGCTGGCCCTTTTCCTTCACGTCAAGAATGCGGCGTTCCCAGGCAAGAAGGTCCTCGCCTTCCTTCGGCGTGAGCGTAACGCCCCAAAACACGTCGCGCGGGATGAAATGCGCGGCTTGCGGCTGTTCCGGCCCATCGCGAAGCTGCACGAGCACGGTATTGCTCCCCGCGCCCGGCAGGTGCGTTACCACGCCCTCGATGTAAGGCGTGTTGGGCACAATGGCGTCGGCCAGGGCCGGCATGTACTCGTTATCATGGCCATTCGTGATGACCGTCAGCATATCCTCGCGCGATCCCGGGCTAGGGATGAAGAGTGTCGCGCTGGTGTTGCTAGTCGCCCCATCGTTGCTCTTGCCCCATGTCACGCCAACGGGCGTAGCGACGAAAGAGGCACGCACCGCTTCGAAGGCCGGCCCGAGGAGGATTTCGCCTTCCGGGTCTGCCGCGAGCACTTCGGCCCGCAGGGCTTGAAGCTCCTCCAGGCTCTTGATCGGCCGGCTTTCCACGAAACCATGGCGCGGAGACTTGGGGCAGGGCCGCGCAAAGCGCGGGAACGTGACGTTTTCCGCCGTGAGCGGCCACGTTCCGATCCGATTGTTCAGGTAGCTATAGCCGCCCGCGTTGTCCACATGGATATAGCTGTAACCCTGCTGCCGGGTCCCGCCGTACCAGTTATTGCAATTGCTCCGAAGGGCGTATTCCAGCACGCCAACGCCGCGCGCCTTCTGCGTCTTGGCAACCTCCGTCAGGTTGCAATGCTTGTGCAGCTCCTCCGCTGTCGGGGCCCCGATAACACCGTGCCAGGGCTTGCCCTTAGCCACACGCGCAGCAATCTCCGCGCGGTGCTTGGCAACCCGCTCCGCCGCCGTGGTCTTGGGCTCACGGACCCGGCGCTCTTCGCGATTTCTCCGCATAGCTCTAATTCTCCTCTTCGCGCGCGATGCGCTTCAATTCGTCCAAGGCATCCCTGATGCTCACGTCAGCCGCGATCAGGGCCGCGCCTTCCTTCGCAGACAAGGCGAAGTCGCCCGCCTTGTCCACATTCGCCTTAGCGCCCGCAAGGCGCGTGATGACCCTTTCAAGGGCCGAAAGGTTTTCCGGGCTCACTTGCTCGCCCCCCGACCGCCGTGCGCGGCGAGATTGCGCAAGGTCTGCGCGTAAGCGCTGCGCCGCTTGGGGCCCTTGTTCTCGCGCCCATTAGCCCATTTCTTGAGCCGGTAAACGCCATGCGCTGGCACCGCGTCCACCGTCCACCCCCTGTCATTGCTGACAATGGTTGCCCCATCCCGGGCACTTGTCCAAGCCATGCCTATATCTCCTCTGGGCCGCACAATGCGCCCAGCCCCCTACATAGGCGCTTGGCCCGCGAAGCGATATCACAGGTCCGTGATATCCGTTCACGAAATCGTGATTAGGTCCCGGCGCATGGTTATGGTACGCACGAGGCACGGCGCAATCCGTGCGCCATTTGAGGAGAGAACCAAATGTCCAACGTCAAGCTGGCCCCGAAGCTCGCGGAGGCTCGCGTGATCCTGCCCTATGCCAGCCCGGAAGGCGTTCCGCTCGACTGGCTGCACCTGGAGCTTACTCAACGGCTTTGCGCCGCTTGGGGCGGCTGCACGGCAAGCACGGCGCGCGGCTCTTGGGTTGACCCTGACAACGGGCTCATCTCCGAGACCGTCACGACCTACGATATCGCCATGGAAGCCACGACCGAGAACGCTGAACGCCTCGCCGCCCTAGCCGGCTGGCTGGCGCGCAAGGGCCGTCAGCAACTCGTCTATGTGCGCTTCGCTTGCGGCACGGTCGAGCTTATCCCGCCGGCCCAGGATATCACGGCGTTCACTCCCGCCCCGGTCCTGACGGGCCGCGTCGCCACGCTCGCAGACTTCCCCAACTAAATCCCAGCTCGTTTAAACAAGGAGACATTGAGATGGACACGCTTGCAATCAACCATCCGGCCGCTACCGCCCCGAAGCTCGCGATCAGCCCCCAGCGTGCCGCTGGCTTCAACTATGGCCAGGGCTGGCCCGAAGCCCAGGACAAACCGCTGTACAAGCTCGCTGAGGAGCGGCTGGCCACGCTCCGCATTCGCGAGCAGGGGCTTACCAAGCGGGTTTGGGAAGGCGAGATGGCCCTCCGGGAGATGCGCCTCGCGGAGACTGAGACGGAGCGGGAGCGTGCCGTTCGCCGGCTGGCCCGCTGGGGTAGCTTGGAGAATGTCCGGGCCCCGCTCGATGAGGAGGAGCCGGCGAGCCACAAGCCGGGCGGCGGAATGTACGATTACGCCTAGCGCCAGGGCGCTTCGCACAAATACTAAGGGGCCCTTCGCGGGGCCCCTTTTTTATTGCGCGTTGTTTAAACGCGGCGCGCGCTAACCTTGCGCTTTACTCTCTACATGACAAGGGCAATCCGCGCCCTCCAGGGGGCCAACGGCAACACGCTCGCGACTTCCCCAGCGCAGGGACCAGGGAAGCCAATCTGAGGGCCAACCGCACAAGCCCAGCGCTTCCTCCTTATCCTCGTCAGGCGCAAAGCTAGGGTCAAACCATTTGCACGTTTCACAACGCTTGTTCATTGTTTAAACGCGCCTCCTTCCTCATCTGCCGCTCACGGCCGCGTAGGCTGTGCCCATCGACGCGGCGAGCCTTCGGGCTGTGCCAGGACTGCCGGCCGGCCCGCTGTGCCTTATCCTCATCGCGATAGGCGGAGGCCATGGCACATAGCGCGGTCCATGCGCCCTCCGCCTTCGCCGCGTCACGGTTGAACCTCATTTCCATTACCAAGTCGTGCATTTCCGCTCCGCGCAGGGCCCGGCGATTGTTGAAGGCCTTGCGGCATGGCCCCGAGCAGAAGAGGGCATCATGCCGGGCAGAGGCGGGGACGGGCCCGCCACACTCGCGGCATGTCCTATGTTGTGGCATCGCTTTCTCCTCGTTATGGGCCGGCTGAGCGGGCCCGACTAGACAGATAGAGGAGGGCCCCCGCCTTGGCAAGGGCCCCGCTCCGCTCACGCCTCCGCTTTCTGGATGAGCTTGAAGCCGGAGGAGCAGCAATCGCAGGTCGCCGCGAAGGTGTCGCGGGCGACGCGCGCCTTGACCGGCGGATCACACTCACACTGGAAGAGGCGGAGGCGCGAGCCGGAACCGACGCCTCCGCTCTTCCCGCCCTTGCTGCCCTTGCCGACGCCGCACGGCTTGATCTTGATCGGCTTGCCGTTCGGGCCAGCGAGCATCTGGGCGAGCATGTTGACCGGCTCGCCCTCATCCGGCTTTGGCATAGCCGCGATCAGCTCGCGCAGCCATGGCGCGAAGCTCGCGAGGTAGTAGCGATGCCCAGCCGCGCGCAGCCGGCGGATGCCCAGGCGCTCCGCCGCGTGCTTCCAATCGGGGCCATGCGCGGCCTTGTGCCCGGCGACAACGTGAGCAAGCTCATGCAGCGTTGTGCCAGCAACCTGTATCCAGTTTTCTTGGCCCAGCGCGCAGACTTCCACGAATGCGGCGGCCGGCGCTTCGCGGTCCGTGCCCTTCCAGCGCTGGAAGTAGGTGACGCCGCGCAGGCCCGGCGCGCCGGCACCATAGGTGAGTTTGATCCCGGCGAGCTTGGCGCGGTCCTCGTCGCTGGCGCGGGCGAGCACGGCGGCAGTGATTGCGTGAATGAAGGCTTCATGCGTTGTGGTTGGCATCGGGCTTCCTTTCGCTTTGCGTCGGCCCTTCGGGCTGGTGGGTTGTTTAAACCATGCGAGGCCTGCCCAGGTCTACTCACGATATTGTGATCTGGGCAAAGGCTAGGCTTGGCACGGCTTTTGCCCGGAGCGGGGTGCGAGGCGGTATGCGCCAGCGGCGGGGGGCGGCGTGAGGTATGCGCGGGGCGCATATGGGAATGTATTCCTAGAGCTATGCGCGAATGTGGGTCCTCGACCCTCTGCCATGCGTCGCGCGCATAGCTCCTTGGCACGCTTCTTGCATCCCTGCCCCGCTGGCCACACCTGTTGCATTTATGCCACACCCACCGCTCCGGGGCGCTTCGCGCTGTGGCATTTCTGCCACACAAGCGCTCCGGGCATAGCTCCGCGCCAGCCATGCGCTGGGCGCATACCTCGCAGCCCCGGGGGCCCGTTTCCCCCTGCCGGTCCTCGATTGGCGGCGCTACGGTTTGGGGGCCCCATTCCCATCCCATGGAACCCGGGAGGAAGCCGTCTAGTCGGCTGGCCTACGGCCAGCAAGGTCGCCCCCACCGCTCGCAGGCAAGGGGGGAGGGGCTCCCCCACCTCGGGCCCTAGCGGGCCCAGGCCCCTGTGCGGAAAAATACAAAAACCCGGCGGAGGCTCGCCGCTTCGCGGCTCGCCGGGGGCGTGTGTGCAGCTCCCCCACCACTCCAGGTTGCCAAGGCGACCCCCTAGCCCGCAGGGCCTGGGGCAAGTGATCCCCTTGCCCGCCTTGCGAAGGTTCGCAAGGGGTCAAAATAAGTAATTGATATATAATAACAATTTTTCCGATGGGTTCGCGAGGGGTCCGCCGTCTGCCCGCCTTGACCCCAGGAAATCCTTGAAGGCGGCCAAGAAGAGCAAGAAGAGCCCCCTTGTGCCGGGCCCGTGCCCCCCTTGAACCACTTGCACCCCGGCCCTTGGCCCCCATTTACTAGGAAATGCTAGGAGAAACGATGACAGCGAGTGGAGCAAGGCGGGACCCGCCGAACTGGGGCGTTGAGCCCCTTGGTCTAGAACGAGCCAAGCCCGCGAGGGGGAAAGACAAGAAGGAACCCTGGATGCTCAAGTGGATGAAGGACGTGGCCCCCGTGGCGATCCACTGGCTCTGGTATCCCTATATCCCGCTGGGCAGGATCACGATCTTCGAGGGGGACCCTGGGATTGGCAAGAGCTTCATCACCTGTTCCCTCGCCGCCGCCGTGAGCAACGGCTCGCCGCTGCCTGGGCAGGATCACATACCCAAGGGCCGGGTCCTGATGCTCAGCGGCGAGGACGGCATCGCGGACACGGTGCGGCCCCGGCTCGACGCCTGCGGGGCCAACGTGGAGAACATCGCCGTCCCCGCCGAGCGGGTTACGCTGGACGAGAACGGGTGCAAGCGGCTCGACGCCACGATCCGGGCGGCCAAGGCGAAGCTGGTAGTGATCGATCCGGTGTCGCTGTACATCGGGGCTAAGAAGGACATGAACAAGGCCAACGAGGTCCGCGACTTCATGGACATGCTCTACCGCACGGCGGAGGCCACGAACACGGCGATTGTGCTGGTCCGCCACCTCCGCAAGGGAGGCGCGGGGGAGAAGGCGATCTACAAGGGCGTAGGCTCGATTGACTTCGTGGCCGCCGTCCGCTCTGTGGTCCAGGTGTCGCGGGGCGAGGACGAGACCGGGTACTTCTCGCATGAGAAGTGCAACATCGCCCCGCTCGGGGCTACCCAAATGTACAAGATCACAGACGAGCGGGTAGAGTGGGTCGGCACGATCCCGCGCTTCCAGGCCGCCCATGGGCCCACGGTGACGGCGAAGCCAAAGCGGACCGAGGCGTGCATCGCGTTCCTGAAAGACCTCCTGCGCGCCGGGCCCGTCCTGGCCAGCGAGGCCGAGGCGAGGGCACGGGATGAGGGCTTCACCCCAGCCGCCGTGAAGCGGGCGCGGAAGGGGCTCGTGGATAGCGTGAAGCGGAGCGACGGGTTGTGGGAGTGGCAACTCGTGCGGGGGTATGATAAGGTCGAATGTGAATGAGCACCCCAGGCAAGAAGGCGAAGCCGCAGCCCAGCGCGGCATACCCCCAGCAGGACCGCGACGCCGGCCTCACGAACGGGCTCCAGGTGAGCCCGGGCGGGCGACGGATGACGAGCTATAGCGAGGACCTAGCCCTCCAGATATGCGAGCTGATCGCGGAAGGGCACACGCTGCTCGATATCTGCGAGCTGGAGGGGATGCCGGCCCGGGCCACCTTCAACCGCTGGGTCCTGATCTACCCGCAGCTCGCGGCGGTGTACCGGGCGGCCCGCGAGGCCAGCGCCTATTCGATGGAGGACGAGGCGATCCGCGCGGCCCGGCATATCAAGATGATGCCGGGGGACAGCGTAAAGGTGCGGAGCTACGAGGTTTTCCTCAACCATCTCCGCTGGAACATGGCCCGCCGTAACCCGGCCATCTTCTCGGATAAGGTGGCGGCCAACATCACGGTCCCGATCCAGATCAACACGACCTTGGACCTGGGGCAGGAGGGGGGCGGTGCGCCGGTTGTAGAGAGCCGCGCCGAGGTCTATATGTTGAAGGCCGAAGTGCCAGGGGAACAGAATGGTAGCGTGGACAAGGAAGCAGTTCCAGGCCGAGGCCGAGAGGATCGCAACGTACCAGAGGGGGGCAGAGTGGGAAAAAGGCCACAGCGGCTCCTCACCGTTCCCCCCGCCCCCAGAGAGCCCCAGCCCCCCAAGCGGACCGAGCCCGACCCCGCCCTCAAGCCTAAGCGAAAACGCGGGGTCTATGGAGACTAGCCCCTTCATCGAAGTGGCGTGGCTGGACGCCCAGCGGTCCAGCGATTGGTGTACGGTGGACGAGCTGCCCAAACCGACCCTGGTGTTCACGCGGGGCTGGCTCGTCCGCGAGATTGCGGGGCCGCAGGGCTACATCATCCTGGCCGGTTCCATGTCGCAGGCCGAAGTGTGGGGCGAGTGCATCGCCATCCCGAGGGGGATGATCGTGACGGCCAGCCTGATCAATGAGAACATGAGCCCGCTCGGCGGGCAGGACAAGAAATAGATGCCCGCGACCCACGAGACCCGCTTCATCCCGAACCCGCTCCAGAAGAGCTTCATTGAGAGCCGGGCCAAGGCCGACCTCTACTCCTCCCGCATGGGTGAGGGCAAGAGCACCGGGCTGGCGTGGAGCACGCTCTACCACACGCGGCATAACCCGAGCGCGAATTGGGCGCTGATCCGGGACACGTGGGAGAACATGCAGGCGACCACGATGAAAACCTTCTTCAACTGGTTCCCGCCCGGCATCTACGGGACGTTCCACGCGACGAAGAAGGAGTTCACCTGGGCCTCCGGCATCGCGGAGGGCGGCGTCGTGTTCCTCGGCATGGACGACCCGCAGGACGCATCGAAGCTCATGTCGCGCGAGCTGGCCGGGATCGGGATCGATGAGCCCGCGCCGGCAGTCGGGAGCGCGGGTGTGGACGAGATGATCTTCGACATTGGCCTCTCCCGCCTGCGCCAGCCGGGCATGAAGTGGTACGGCATGAAGCTGGCCGAGAACAACCCGGACGAGGCGCACTGGACCTATAAGCGGTTCGTGCTCGATCCCGACCCGGACTTCGCTCTGCTCCAGCCGGACAAGCCGGAGAACGCGCACAACCTCCCGCCCGAGTACTACCAGGAGCTGCGCCGCATCTGGCGTCACCGGCCGGACCTGATCCGCCGGTTTGTGGACGGCGAGTTCGGCTTCCAGCAACTCGGCAAGGCTGTGACCCCGCAGTGGAGCGACAAGATACATCTGGCGAACGGCCTGATCCCGGTCCCGGGCGTGCCACTCCACCTGCTCTGGGACTTCGGCCTCAACCCGACGTGCATCGTGACCCAGGTCACACCGCTCGGGACATGGAATGTGCTCGACGCGCTGGTGGGTGATGGCATCGGCGTGGAGGAGCTGATCATGGACGCCGTGAAGCCGCTCATCGCCAACCGCTACCAACGCTTCTCGCTCAACCATATCGGGGACCCGGCCGGCAACGAGCGGGACCAGAGTAGCAGCCGGCGCACGGCGGTCGGGGTCCTGCGCCGCGAGTTGAAGGGTCCCTTCCGTTCCGGCCCAGTCCGCTTCGCTGATGGCATCATCCCGCTCCAAGCCGTGCTCTCCCGTACCCTCTCGGGTCGGGGTCTGCTCCAGGTTGACCGCGTTCGGGCGGCTCCGGTGTGGCACGCGCTGCGTGGCGGTTGGCACTACCACATCGCACGCACCGGCCTGATCGGCGCGGAGCCGGTGAAGAACATGAACAGCCACCCCGGCGACGCGATGCGCTACGGCGCGGCGGTGCTTTACCCGGTCGGGAAGATGGGGCAGGCCCGCCAGAACGTGCTCGGCGGCCCGGCGCAGCCCGGGGCCCAGGGTTACTTCGCGGAGAAGGGTCGCGGCGGTGCGTTGCAAATCGGGCCAGGACCGGGTAAAATGTGGCCCGGCGCGAAGCCCCTGCCCTCGTAACACAAGGAACCCACATGGCTACGATTTCTGGCAAGCCCGTTGACGCTTACGATGGCGGCTCCGCCTATGTCTGGGCCGCCCTGGCCGATACGGACGTGGGTGGCGCGGTGCGGCTCAACGGCCGAGGCGCGACGGTGAGCGTGGACGGCAGCTTCGGCACCAGCGGCGCGATCAAGTTCGAGGGCAGCAACGACGGGACCAACTGGTTCCCGCTGACCAAGGACGGGACCAACGCGCTCTCCTTCACGAGCGCCGGGGGCGGCAACATCTACGAGCGGCCGGTCTATATCCGCGCGAACAAGGGCGCGGGTTCTGGCTACGCGCTCAACGCCCGCGTCTCGATCTGGCAGTAAGGCAAGCAGCACCCAATGGCGAACCCCTTCTTCCAGCCTAGCCTGGAGCCCGAGCAAGAGCCCTTGAAGCTCGGCCAGACCCCTTCGGTCGAGCAGGCTATGGAGCTTGTCGAGGCCGTGACGACCTACAAGCGTGAGGCGGAGGAGGCCCGCCGTGGTGGACCGAACGGGCGCGACGGTAAGTGGGACGAGAACCTCGACCTCTACTGGAACCGCTACAACTTCACGGCGAAGGAGAGCTGGCAGGCCAAGGTCGTGATGCCGGAGGTCCCGCAGTTTGTGGACCGCTTCGCCGCAGCGATGAAGGAGGCCCTGGTCTCCGCCGATTTCTACACGGTTATCGACCCGTCCGACCGCGACAACACGCTCACGTCGGCGGTCAAGAACATGACCAACGTGTGGCTGAGCATGTGCGGGCGCAACCAGCTCGGCACTCCGCTCGACTTCCCCGCCGTGTTTGAGGAGCAGATGAAGCTCGGCGCGCTCATGGCCTGCTCGTCCGTCACCGGCTGGGAGCCGGACGGCAAGGGAAGTGGCCGGGTGACGCTGGAGACGGTGGACCCGCGCCGCATCTGGATCGACCACACCTACCGCAACCTCTACCGCATCCGCCAGATCGAGATGGATCGCTCCCAGCTCGGCTCGCTGCTATCGCAGAAGGACAACCGGGGCGACCCGATCTACAACATCGGTGAGGTCGGCCGGCTCATTCGCGACACCGGGTACGGGATCGAGGCGGAGCTTGCCGCCCTGACCGGCTACGGCCAGCAGATCACCAGCGCCCGAGGGCCGGTGTTGCTTGACGAATACTATGCGACGGTCGTTCGGAACGACGGCACGGTGCTGTGCGACAAGGCGCTCATCGTGGTGGCCAACGACAAGTACCTCGTGCGCGGCCCGGAGGCCAATCCTTTCTGGCATGGCAAGGATTGGGTCTCCTACACTCCGCTCGTCACGGTGCCGCTCTCGGTCTATGGGCGGAGCTATATGGAGGATTTCGGCAAAATCGCCCAGACCTTCAACGACCTGACGAACCTGATCCTCGACGCCGTTTACGTCTCATCGCTCAACGCCTTCGCTATCGTGCCGGAGATGCTTTCTAACCCCGAGCAGCTTGCGGGTGGCGTCCATGCCGGCAAGACCTTCTTCCTGGAGCCGGGCTTCAACGCGAAGGACTTTGCCCAGGCCATCGAAACGGGGTCCATGAACCAGCAGGCGTTCCAAATCTGGAGCGCCATCAAGAACGAGCTGCGCGAGGCGGCAGGCATCAACGAGATTGGGCTGGGCCAATTCGCCCCCAAGGGTCGGACCTCCGCGACGGAGATTAGCGCCACTTCGCAAAGCAGCAGCGCGCTGATCCGCAGCGTGGCCCAGACCGTCGAAACCCGGTGGCTGGACCCGACCCTCGACAACATCTGGAAAACCGGCGTGCAGCACGTTGGCCGTAACGACGCGGTTCTCCGCGCAGCGTGCGGGGAACAGATGTTCGACGCGCTGTGGCAGCACCGCAAGGAGCTGGTCTCCCGGCCGATCACCTTCCAGGCACGCGGGATCAGCAAGCTGATCGAGCGCAGCTCCAAGCTCCAGATGCTCATCCAGATCATGCAAGTCGCGGCGAGCAACCCGGTCCTGCTCCAGGCCTTTATGAAGCGGGTTTCGATTGACAAGCTGGTCGATCAGTTCTTCGTCCTATCTAACATCGACCCCGACAAGCTCCAGATGAGCGAGCGCGACGCCCTGGTGCGTCAGATCGTGGAGCCGGTCGAGCAGGCCCGGCAGGCGGCTATCGAAGCTGGCCCGCAGGCGCAGCAGCAGCCCGAGGGTCCGGGCGCGGCGGAGTTCGGTCAGGCGGCCAAGCTCCTCGGCCTCTCCGGGGACGGTGCTGGCGGTGACGGGGGAGGGCAGTAATGGCCGGCACTGACATTCTCGGCAACCCGTTCGCCAACTTCCTCCGGCAATTCGCGGGCCTGGGCCGGCTCAGCAACAACATTGACGACCGCCGGGCGCTCGCCCAGCCTACCGATGCGGGCAACTATGGGGCGAAACGGGACTACGGGCCCATCCCGAAGGAGGACGAGCTGGCCAATACGAAGGCCATGCTGGTCCAGATGATGACCGGGAGCGGCATGACCCCGCCCGGCTGGCAGCCCACGCCTCCCGCGAGGCCCCCGGGCAGCGTGACGAGCGAAGATGCGATGGCCGCGATCCTCAACGACATTGCCAGCGACCCTAACAAGTACAAGGCCCCGCAGTACAAGGGCAGCGCGGCGCAGAAAGCTGGCGTCGGGCTCGACAATGCGAAGCATTGGCAGCTCGTGCTCGACCTGATCCAGAACGGCAGCTTCCCCAAGCTCAACTATAACAGCCCCTACGAGGGCCTGAGCATCGCGGATTACCTCCGCGCCATAGGCTTGGACAAGAGCGTGCCGCCGAACCCCAGGCCAAACCCGCGCCGCTAGGCCCTTGACGCCGCTCTCCGGGCGCTCTACATGCGTTTAAACGGAGAGACCCATGCCACGACGGCCCGTAAACAGCGACAGCACCTTTGAAGAGGCGCTTGACGACCTCATCCAGGAGCACCGGGAGGGCGGCGAGTGGCTCGATTTCATCATCCGGGCGCTTGAGTACAAGCTGATCGCCCTCCGGGAGGAGAAGGATGAGTGATCTGGGGTCAATTCTCGGGGTACAGCGCAGCGCTACAGGTGTTAATGCACTGGACCTCGCCCTGCCGGAGCTGCACAACGACACCGAAGCGCAGCTCAGGGCTATTGAAAACCGTATTCAGACGCTTCTTGCGGGTGGAAAGCTGACGCCGGACCTTGCACTACAGGCCTGGATAGAGTACATCACCCTGCGAAAGCAGATCAACCGCCTCACTAGCCGTGTAAAGGCGGCCAGCCAAAGCCAGAGGAGCTAATACATGGCGAAAAAGACCCCTAAGCAGACCCCGACCCTGGGTTTCTTCGAAGCAATGGCCCAGCAGGGCCCGTTCGCGGGCTTCGGCGGCGAGCAGACCAAGCAGGAGCCGGCGAAAACGGGCGTTGGCCCGACGATTGCCGAGCTACAGGCCCAGCTCCGCGAGCAGAACGCCCGGCTGGAGGCCTTCCAGCGCGAGCGGACCCTCCAGAGCGTCGCCCTGGCGGCCCCGACGCCCCAGGTACGGACCCAGGAGGACCCGAAGATCGGTCAGGTGGACCTCAGCGGCCTCCCGGACCCGGTTGCCGACTTCGAAGGCTACCAGAAGGCGCTCTCGGAGCGCATTTCGGGTGCAATCCAGACCGGCGTCAAGACCGGGATCGAGCGGCACAGCTCCGCGCTGACCGCCGAGCAGGAAGCGAAGCAGAAGGTGGACGCGCTGTTCACCGATTTCTCCAAGCTCAACCCGGAGTACGGCAAGAACGCCGACCGCGTGGCCTTCGCCGCCGAGAAGGCGGTCCGCGAGGCGCAGGCCCGAGGGCTGGACGGCCAGAAGTACATCTTTGGGGCCCGCGACCAGTTCTTCAAGGACGTGCAGGCGCATTATGACAGCGTGTTCGGCAAGCCGACCGCGCCGCAGGAGGAGGACGAGGGCGATGAGGGTGACGATACCGGCGCGCTGTCGGACCGGACCCTGGAGCAAGCCGCGACTGACGGTCGCGCTGTCGCCGTGTTCGGCGGATCGCCGGGCGGGAAGGGCAAGGGTGCGGCCCAGCAGCAGGAGCAGAAGGGCGACCTCCTCTCTGACCTCAAGGAGTTGCAGCAGAAGAGTGGGTTCTTCTAGAACCGGAGGCGTTTAAACGCGCCCCTACTTGACATGGCCCCGTAATAGAGGCTAGAATTGCGCCGTAATCCAGCGTCGGGTTGCGGCGCTCTTTCTTAGGGAACACATTCGCCCCATGTCTTGGCAGTTCGATATCCCCTCGGGGACCTTCAAGAACCACGCGCTCAGCACCGACATTCGCCGGGCCTCCATCCCGGACGTGCAGACCATGCGCTTCCTTCGCCCCGAGCCGGGCTTCGGCAAGGGCAAGGGTGAGAGCGTCACCATCACCCGCATCCTCTCGCTGCCGCTCGCCCGTCGAGTGAGCGAGAACGAGCGTCTGCCCTCGGGCCGCCCGGCCATTGAGACCAAGACGGTCGGCGTCTCGCAGTGGGGCTTCAAAATCCCCATGACCGAGTTCGAGAAGAACCTCTCGTTCTTCGATCTGTCCAACCCGTTCCAGTCGGCCCTCCGCGACCAGATCGCCCTCACCATGGACGTGATGGGCGCAGACGCGATGAAGCTGACCCCGGTCAAGTATACCCCGACCGCAGCGGGCGCTACCATCTCCACCACGGGCACCCCGGGCGCGGTTTCCGACCGTAACCTCGCCGTCCAGGACCTCCGCCGCATCTATGACGAGCTTTCCAGCTCGCTCCTGGTGCCGAAGTTCCGCAACGGCAAGTACGTCGGCATCCTCTCGACCCGCGCCGCGCGCGGTATCAAGAACGACCCTGAGTACAAGGATTGGCTGGCCCCCGGCTCGCCGGTTCCGTTCCTCACGGGCCAGCTCAAGGACGTTGAGGGCTTCTCGCTCTTCGAGAGCAACCACGTCGAGGCCTTCGCTGACCTCGCCGGCACGTCCACGACCACGGGTGAAGCCGTATTCTTCGGCGCTGACGCGGCCGGTCTCGTCCGTGTGATGGACCCGGAAATCCGCGCCGGTATCCCGGAAGAGCTGGGCACCTTCCGTGAAATCGGTTGGGTTGGTGCTCTTGAGGCCTTCCTGGTCTGGGAGAAGGCTTCGCAGGCCCGCATCGTCCACGTTACCAGCCTCTAAGGAGCCGCAGCACCCATGCACGACAATCTTAACCTCCGCGCTTACCAGACCGCTTCGGTCTCGGTCGCGAGCACCGGCGACAAGGCGCGGTTCGCCCCGTCTTACCCGATCCGCGTCCGGCGCTGGGGCTTCATCAACCTCGATACCGGTGCCGTGGACGTTGGCGCTGGCCTCGTGGTCTCGCTCGACAAGCGCCCGACCACTGGCTCCGACACCAACCGCGTCGAGCTGGACACCATCTCGACCGGCACGACCGACGTGGCGGTGGGCAAGGGCCTCTACAGCGAGTTCGCCAACGGCTTCAACGGCCAGAGCGTCTCGGCCATTGATGGCTCGACCATCAACGTCGCGCCGAGCCACCCGGACAACGTTCCGCCCTACCCGACCGAGGTCAACCCCGGCCAGGAGCTGGTTTTCGAGGTCAAGGACGCGGCCGACACCGCCGGCGCAGCCGTCGAGTTCTTCATCCACTACGAGGAGAACCCGTGGGCTGACGGCACCGAGCAGAACCCGCGCCTCGCGAACATGACCAAGGTGGCGAGCTAATGTCCCTGCACGGCAGCTTCGACCGCACTAAGCTCTTCTCGGAGCTGGGAAACCTGGATGATTGGGGCTCCGGCCCCGTCACCCCGGCGTCCAAGCGGCAGACCGCTCTCCGCAACCTGACCGGCGATGCCAACTTCACCATCGCCCAGCTCGTTGCCCTCTCCAACGTCACGCCCGGCGCTGCGGCGGCCTCCAAGGCTGTCGTGCTGGACGCGAACAAGGACGTGGCGACCCTCCGCAACGTCACTGCCGGCGTCTATCGCTCGTCTCTCGCGGGCTCCCCGCTTGTGGACAGCACCGCCGGTGCCAAGACCTACGCCGCTGCCGACGTGCTCTCGGGCCTCATCGTCCGCGATCCGAACGGTGCCGGCCGCACGGACACCTTCCCGACCGCTGCCCTTCTCGTGGCCGCGATCCCGGGTGCCGCCGTGGGCGACAAAATCCGCTGCAAGATCGTGAACAACGCTGACGCGGCGGAGACGATCACCCTCCAGGCCGGCTCGGGTGGCAGCTTCGGGGCGACGCAAAAGACGCACACCATCGCGCAGAACGCCTCGCTGGAAGTAGTGATCCGCCTGACCAACGTCACCGCCTCGTCTGAGGCCTATGTGATCTACGACTAAGACCTTCGGCTCTTGAATTAGCCGATCTGGGGACCTAGCTTATTGGACAAAGCTGGTCCCCTTTTCTTTTACCCCAGGAGAACAAATGCCCCAGCACATCGATTATGACCGTGGTGTACACAAGCGGACCGGCCCAGGCGGGATCGAGGTCTATATGTACAAGGACGACCCCGGCGTCTACCTCAACGCCTATGGCACACCGCTGCCGGAGAGCATCGCGGAGGCCGCCGGCTTCGACGTAGCCACGAACCGCAAGGCGAAGCTCAAGAAGGAGCGGGTTGCGGCTGCGCTGCGCGCGGTTGACGCGGACCTCGCTTCGCTTGAGGGTGAGCCGGATGCCGAAGAGGTCGTGACCAAGGAACAGGATGGTTGGAAGATCATCGATATCGGCCTCGGCCGCCGGTTGATCAAGGACCCGGAGGGGAACCAGATCACGCCGCAGTCGATGCCGCAGGAACAGGCCGAGAGCCTGCTCGCCCAGCTCGCCGGACCGCCTAGCACGGTCCCGGAGAAGGAGGCCAAGCAGAAGCCGAAGGCCAACGAGAAGCAGGGTAGCTCAGCGGCCTAGAGCAACGGGCTCATAACCCGAAGGTCGGCGGTTCAAGTCCGCCCCCTGCGTCCAACCCGGGGCCCTTCTACCAAGAGGGGCCCCATGCTATACTAGAGCCATGCCGACACTCTCCACGCTCAAGACCCGCGTTCTGACCCGCCTGATCGATACGCCCGCCACGGTGCAGGCCGAGGTCGTGCAGCTCCTCAACGACGCCATCCGGCTCGCAGAGGACACTCACGACTTCCAGTGCATGGAATACACGGCGGCCTACGTTACGAGTGAGGGCTTCGCCAGCATCGGGGCCAAGCCGGCGGATTGGAAGAAGGCTCGCGGGAAGCCGTACCGGCAGACCGACCTCGGCAACCAGCTCCAGCTCGCCACGGTGGAGCAGCCGCAGCAGACCATCGGGGTCTACAATGTGGATGACGTGGGCGCTCCGCGCATCATTATCGAGAGCGACCCCATCGGGGCGAACAACACCCGCACGTTCCTGGTGCAGCCGATCCCGGACGGGTTCAGCGATTACACGGACGGCGAGTACCGCATCTACGTCCCCTACTACCGCTACCTTCCCGACCTTGGGGAGAGCGACAGCAACTGGTTCACGGACAACGGCTCGCTCTACCTCATCGCCGCCGCGACCAGCGCGGGCTTCGCACTGAACGAGGATGAGCAGCGTGAGGCGCTGTGGGCCCAGAAGATGCAGGGTCATCTCCAGCAGCTCGTCTCGCTGGACAAGCGGGCTCGCGTCGCGCGTGTCGGTTCGCTCTTCCCCAATTACGCCGGTGTCCGGCCGCCCCATGTAGAGGTCTGAGATGGCGAAGGGGACCGCAATCCTTCGCCCCAACTTCGGGCTCTATCTCGACCGGGCCCCGCTCACCGCGCCCAATCAGGCTGTCGTAGACGGCATGAATTTCCGGGTGCGTAATGGGTCCCTGTCGGACATTGGGCTCGGCTACACGCGCTTTGGCTCGATCCAACTAGACGGCCCGGTCAAGTTTATCGAACGTTTCGCTCGCCGTGACGGCGTGGTCAAGAATATCATCGGCACGCCCACCTCGCTCTATTCCCTCAACTACGGGGCCGCGACGGTCGCCTATCTCAACCCGCGCTACGAGACCGGGACCATCGCGGTCTCGAACGCGAACCCGGCCGTGGTTACGGGAACGGGGACGAGCTTCGTCACCGCCGGCATCAAGGCCGGGGATAAGGTCTACATCGGAGCCTCGGGCCGCACCGACCCGTCCGGGACGTGGTACACGGTCGGCAGCGTGACCGACAACACGCACCTGACCCTCACGACTTCGGTTCCGGGCACGCCCCTCTCGGGCCAGAGCTATACCATCGTCCGTATCTTCCAGGCCAACACGCTCACGCATTGGTCCACCCAGGTTTTCATTAACGATGCCGTCTCGGGGGATGACCTCTGGATGGCGACGAACGGGCTCGATTGGGTCATCTCCTGGAACGGCGACGCGGATCAGGTCACGCTCAACAGCGCGCTCGGCTTCACCTGTCAGAAGCTCATCGTCTATTCGAGCATGATGATCTACCTCAACCTCGTGCAGAGCGGCGACAATCTCCCGACCGACATGATCAACAGCGACGTGGGCTCGCCGCTCGACGTGGCTGGTGGGCTCTCGGAGCAGTTCCGTGTTCACGCCGGGGCTGACGCGGTGATCGACGCCGAGCTGCTCGCGGACAACCTCGTGATCTATTCCCAGCGCGGCGTCCACCTGTGCCAGTTTGTGGGCGACCCGCTGATCTTCGCCTTCCGCCGCGCGGTTGCGGGTGTGGGCCCGGTGGCCTATGCCGTCGTGGCTAACTTCGGGGACTATCACGAGTTCCTGGGCGCGGACAGCATGTACAAGTTCGACGGCTCGACCCTTGTCCCTTCCGCGACCCAGGTGTGGCGGGCCAAGCTGCCGTTCCGCTCCGTCGCCAACGGG